AGAGATCGTTTCTGAAGGGCCACGATCTCGTTGTGAACGCAGTTGGCACCGAGATGACAGCCCCACGATCCGCCAACCACGCGCCTAGGACAAAATAGTCCCGAAGACCCTCTACGGGGATCTTCCTCCGATTCTCCGAACGTTCGAGGACCTCGAGTGCCCAAGATTGAAGGACCGGCACACCACGAGCTATAGAAAGCTCGCAGCGCGCAACTCCTTCGCACCAGGCCCGTCCAAAGACGGGCTCCCGGAGCCATCTGTGTGAACAGAGGGCTCCAGAAAGCACGCTCCAAGGTTCCCTGACCATGGTCCAACCCAAACCATGGCCAAGAAACACAGGTGCAGAGCGCCCAAAACGGACGCCCTCGAGGTATGAGACTGGCTTTTCTAGCGTCATCTCATGCCCGGAAGCATCGAACACACGATCGTAAAAGTCCCGTAGAACTCGCCCAGAATCTGACTGGCGCAGAAAGACTAAAGCGTTGTCCCCATCAACCAAGACATCGAAAACGACGCCGTAGCTTTTGAGAACGCCGACCACAACAGCAAGCATGATCAAGGTATTCCCCATGCCTGTGTTGTAGTCGCCGCTAGCCCTTCCACCTGGGCGAGAGAACTTCACACCGTTCGCGGTCACGCCAGCGAGTTCCAACTGGCGCGACAAAACCTTCTGCAGTCTGGCGTCCTGGTAGGCAACGCCATAAACAGAGTGCTCCTGTTCGAGCTGAGGCACAGTGACGTGGGCTTCGAAAGCCTTCCCATCAACCTCAAAAACGACGCAGTCACGGAACTGATTGAACTTACGCACAATCAGATTCGCACGTTGTCGGGGATTGAGACCTTTGCCCACAACCCTGGTAGGCGACCCATCGAAAAGCCTCCGTGCTGTGAGGTAACCCCACAGCCAATGTTCAAAAGGCTTAAGGTAAGAAGCGAGCACAAGGTTATACCTGGGTGACCTGGGAAAGATCATCCGAGGCTTGCCGTCCTTGTTACTAGGCAACTTCTCCGCTTTCAGAAAGGCTCTGAGAAGCCAATCCCCACGCCGGAGGGGACCTTCTTCTCTCAACGACCTTTCTGCTTCGATGTATCTACGGCGGAGAGAACCACTATAAGATTCCGCCGTTTCCAGGTAACTCCATCTCGACCCACCATAGGACCTGACAATGCGTCGCATCCGGCTAAAGACTCTAGACACATCATCTGACAACGGTCTGTCAGCTGGGCGTAGTAAGGGAGCCAGAGATCGTTTCTGAAGGGCCACGATCTCGTTGTGAACGCAGTTGGCATGAACACCAGGCACCCATGTGCCTGGTAGACCTGATCTCCATGCCACCCACATCTGCCTCCTTCTCTTGGGGTCACAGACCAGATCGCCTTTCAGCTCTAACACTGAACCTTCAAGCAAGGGGAGATCCAGGGATCCCTCACACCTGCCAAAGGAGGCAACCGGTCCGTCCTAAGCTGAACCCCACCAAGAAGGGGTGGCTGGTCCGTCGGACAACATCTCCCGGGCTTCCGCCTCGACGGGAGAGATATGCCACGCCCACTTGAATGCCGAAGGCACCGCAATCCAAGTGACCTGCTTCGAAAAGCCGGCCCCCTTGCACCACTCCTGCGCGCGAAGACGCAGTCCAGATACAAGGGGAGCGCTGCGTTCGCGGAGGAACGCATACGACGAGAGGGCTGACAAGAGTTCGGGAAATACCACATCCCGGGAGCCATCCGCTAGCTCCACAACGAAATAGGCATGCACACGAGGCACATCCTTTCCGTCAATTGTCTTGTCCTCCCCACGGACAGATCCTCCACCAAGGATCTTTGCACCGTCTCCGAAATGCGAGAGCGCGATGTTGGCACCAGGTGACAACGACGCAGAGGGGAGGTCTGGTGCCCACCGCCCTCTAACGAAGCCGCCAACCGATGCTGAACCACCGCCCAACACGTATTCCAGGCGACGCACCCAAACGGCACGTCGACGACGCCTAGCGCAAACATGCGCAGTGACGGGAACCTGTCTAAATTCCGCCACGGTCTCACCTCCGACGGGTTGTCCGCTCCCATCGGTTTGCACCCCCGCTGGTACTGCAGGGGCTCCACTGGCACGAGACAAATTGCCAGTGAAGGGCATGGCCCACTTGATCCCAGAGACAAAATCAAGCGGCCAAAACAAATTTAACCAGGCAGTCCAAGTGACCCACAGGAGACGCCAAGGCATGAAACACACCCAGAACGTCGCCCTCGCACACACGGAAAACCACCAAAGCAAAAACCAGAGCGCATGCCACAGCGCAAAGGCCAAAAGGGAAAGGTAAGGCAACAACGGCAGGGACTCCCAAAAGAGTCCCCAAAGAAACGAGCACTGCAGGTACAACAAGTCCCAGTCCACATAGAAACCGGGAGGGGAAACAAAAACCTGTAGATCTGTCGTTGTAGCCATGTTTAAAGAAATCCCTACCCGGGAGAGGGGAAGGTCTGTGTAACCGCCAGCTCAAGTGACCAAGATAACCAACGGTCAGGTAGACCCCCAAACACCTTTTCACGCGGCGTTGATACCACGACCCCCTCAGAGCGGTAGTGTACTCCAGCATTGCCCTAACCAGGGCCCCGG